CCCGGATAAATTAAATATGAATGGGTACCCACACCGGTAACAGCTGCACTGGCTGTAAAAATAGTTTCATGCTTGCCGCTGACCTCATCCTTTACCTCAACACTTAAGACAATAGACGGAGTATCAGCTGCGGCCGTAACATCCAAGGTGATAAGCACACCCTTGGCAAATCGGTTGTCCAAGTCAGCACTGGTGGCAGTTGCTGTTCTGGCGGCACTTTCTAGTATCTTTAGAGTTGTGTTGACTGGAAGCATTTATACCACCTCTTTGGCCGGATTCTTATCCTCTACAAAATCAATGCCGTAAGCCTTATGATTCCGCAGAAACTCAATTTCTTTGGGATCACCGGTAGTAAATTCCCCGTTTTTAAACTCGACTTTCTTCCCCAGGGTCAATACCGGTATGTTATTCTTCACATCATGAAAGGTAGGACTGACTAAGACCTGATAATTCCTTGCCTTACTGTAAAACCTGACATCTTTTTTTTGATTGGTACCTGCCATAATATTTCAACCTCCTAAATATAAATGGGAAGGGGGCTACCCCTTTAGATTAGTAGCCCCATGCCAGAAATCTCACATCCTCCAATGCAGATAAATCAGTGGTATTAGGTACTTCTTGAGCAACATCTTGTTCAAGAACAAAAGAGAAATCACCAGCTGCAGGATCTATATCTCCTGCTGTTACATTGGAAATACGAATAGTAATTGTATTGGCAGACTTAACCCTAGCACTTTGGATGATGATTCCATGCTCCAAAGCCACAGGAGGTAGTATACCTACAATTCTATCGCTTGTAGTTACGCCGGTAACAGTTATATCCACATCCACAGTTGTACCAGCTGTTACAGATGCTAAATCATGTGCAGCAGTAGTAAGAGTTCTTAAATGCCTAAGTACCTTTACCTTTTTATTGGTATAGTCATACTCAAAGACATATCCTGCCTTACTTTCAAACATTACCCCTTCGACACTCTTCAAATAATTACTAAGGTCCATCGCTTCCCCGCCGGTTGGATAGCTGTTGTCAAAGCTGATTTTCCCGGGGATAAACTTAATATCACCTTTTACGCTACTCCTTTGATAGTTGCATGTGTTTTAGGCAGACGGACTTCGAGACCGGCTTCAGTTAAGTATTCATCCTTCTGGCCATCTTCATCATTATCCTGACGGTTAGTTAAGAGCTTGGTGTCAGCTCCATCCAACGGACAATAAGCAACATTATCCATATCTAGGACTACACCCATGCCGCCATAAACAGCACCTTCAAATAGGTGATGCTTAACGACGTACAGGGTACCATGGGAGGAGACATATTCCTTGATGCCTACACCATAGGTTTTATCCTTAGACATAGTCTTTAGCTTACCCAATGACCATAAATCGATATGGGTACAGAGGCGGGCTGCTGAGAAAAGAATCTTTTCTTTACTGCCGTAACGGAATACATCCTCCAGCCATTCGATAAAGGACTGTTCAGTTAGAGTTGAGGAAGATACATCAAAAACATTCTCATTAGCAAACTCTAAGATACCGCCCATAGCCCTTTTGGGCTTGCCATCCTCTGTTTCCAGAGCTCTTTCACCAAACCACATTGCTCTCTCTAGATCCACAGCATGGTTTATTCCGTCAATATGACGGTACCAGCTCATGGGCTTGGGACCATAAGTCTTGGTCGCTTCCAGAGTTCTAGTTACACCTACAGGTGTACGGAGAATTTGAGTATAGTTGTACTTCTCCACCGGCTCCCGGGTAAGGATAGAGCGTAGCTTGCCGCCTTCTTTGTTCAGGTTACCGATAATAACCATGGGGTCATTATCAACAAGGGCTGCAGCAGCTACAGTACCTAGGGAACGTTTGATCTGGAGTTCGTTAGCATTGTCACCGTCTGGATCAATAGCTTGGACCAATAATGTTTCACCGGTTCTTGGCACCTTTACCACGTCATTGACTCGGAAATAGGCTCCGTTATCAACAACAATCTTGGTATCGCTATCAAGATAACCGGCACCATTGTTAATGGCATCCCAGCGGGCACCCAATTCCTGCTCCAACCAGTTAAATTTAGGGTTATGAACAGTCCTGGTTCTCTTCATTTTCTTAGTAAGCACTGTAAGAGGGTTCTTGTCAGGCTCGAGTTCAGCAATCTTCTCCGACATATCTATCCGCAGTCTTGCGGCTAGAATTTCATTTGTTGCTATTGGCATTATTTATTCACTCCTTCATTTTTTAGATAAAAAATCCCCCTTTTTTGTGAGCAAAAATTTCATTTAAAATCTGCTCTTCCGGGGAACTGGTGTTATTTTGCTGTCTTGCACCTGGTTGCTGCATTTGGGCAGTGTTTTTTACCTGCCGCTGCATAGTGCCCTGCTGGACACCGTTTTGAAAAGCTGTTTTTGCCATGGATTCTGCTGCTTCACTCTTAGCAGCACGATAGATAACTTCAAGTACACCCATATTCTTCTCATCAATTTGACCTGCTTGTCTGGTCTGAGCCTGCTGAAAAAGCATGTCCTCCAGATATGGGTGTTTGGCCATATAATCAGCTATTTCATTGCTGTAGTTCAACGCATCCGGATACAATGGCTGTCCCTGTTCATTAAGGGCAGTTAAGAGCAAATCCATCTCATTATTTACCATCATCGATTTCATTTGCTGCTGCTGTTGACCTTGAACAGTTTGATAAAGGGGATTAACCACCTGTGTGATAGCATCATTAACCATCTGCCAGATTGCCTGGCCAGGATTCTTAGTAAACTCCTGCTGAAAATTCTGATTAAATGCTTGCCATTGTTCTGGTGTCCACTGTATTTCCTGATCTTGTTGTTGAGCTTGCTGACCCTGCTGACCTTGGGTCTGCTGTTGTTGAGCATGCTGGGGCTGGCTCCGCAGTTGTCCCATTTCGTTTCTCATTTGACCCATGCGCTTTTCTGCTGCCTGATAAGCCTTTACCAAATCATCTTGGGACTTAAACTTACCCAGGATTAACTGCTCTTGACCTTCTCCCTGTTGTCCTTCGGGGGGCTCTTGAGCATTATTTTGCTGCTGACCTTGCTGTCCATCCAATTGCTGTCCTTGTTGACCTTCTGTCCCTTGCTGTTGTTGGTTGTCGGCTCCTTGCCCTTCTTGTCCCTCCTGCATTTGCCTTTCAAAATCCAGGTCGGGGGAAGCTGCGGAGTTTTCGAACATACCCATTCAATATCTCTCCTTTTGTTATCAAAATAAAAACAGTCTTAGTTAGACTGCTCTTCGGATAATTTCTTTTTTAGTTCCTTGCCTGTATTAATTTGATGATTAATATCGCCCAGAATCTCATCAATTACGCTTATCCTGGTCTGCTGAGCCTTAACCTCAGTCAAATCGACAAACTTTTTAGATGTCAGTTCTCTCAACGCCTGCGTTTTCTTATTTTCCATCACTCCTTTCACATATTCCCATCCCTTAGAGGATGTCATTTCCTCCAGGTGCATTGCAATTTCTATCTTCACCTCACTTATATCGCTACACCTCCCCCAACTAATGGATTAGGATTACCTCCATTAGTTGCTTGTTGTTGCATCTGCTGTTGTTGAAGCAACATTGCCGCTTCCTGCTGCTCCTGGGCGATCTCTTCTTCGGTTTTCAAAATACTCTCAGTATCCTTAATCCCATAAGCCTCAATAATCCGCTTCTTAAGCTCCCGGGTTTTAATCTCCGGATCTTCCTTGAACTCACGATGAAGCATAAGAAGATTTTGTCGATAGTTTAATGCATCTAAGGTAGCCTCTACCGCAGTTCCCGCCGGTTGATATTCATACTGACCGGAAATTTGTTCTGGACCTATATCCATCCAGTCAAATCCTCCCTCATCATTATTGGGTACCCGCACTTTACGAATATCATCAATAAACTGCTGATTTAACTGGTCAAAGAACATGCCCAGCCTCTTCAGACCAAAATGTTCAAAGAGTTTCACTTTAACCTCAAAGCGCATAGAAACAGAACGGTCACGAATAGCATTTTCAGTTGCCGTCCGCTTACCATCGGTTGCAGCTCCCCTGGCTTCACTGTAGGTAGCTGTAGCCTCCTGGATATCCTGCTTTGTTATCATTTCTTCCTGGAAAGCTGACGGATCTAAAGGATTATAATCAAGCTCCTGCACATCATCCATTTGGTCTACCCAGACAATGCCATTTGGTCGTGACACTAGGTCAGCCGGTTCTATATTTGCTCCCTTCAGAACCTTCCACATACGGTTAATAGCAATACTGTTTGAATCAATCCTCTGATTCCTGGTGGTATTCAACTCCGCCTGCAGGTGCTCGATTAGCTCCACTAGACTAATACCATAAAACTCACCATTCAACGGATCCATTTTGGCAAGTCCGAAAGGCTTCTTGCCATGCCAGAAAGGATTAGGTTCATCCCGGATAACCTGCACCTGGTTAACAACACTTACAACTTGGTCATCCTGCCACATCTCCAACAGCTCATAACGCCTACCCCCTACATCCGACTGATTCACATTGATTTCATGGGAGGCACCGATACTGGACAGCCTATCCTGTTTACCCCTGTTGACCTTCTCTAGCCCCGCTTTAATCTCATCCCAGTCACCAATCTTATATATCCCCTGTTTCTCCTTCTCCCGCAAATCCTTCTCAGTCATAAACCTCTTACGGATAACCCAAATACCATCATCAATGTCAACACCATCAGGATCAGGATAAAGGTCATCAATCATAAATGGCTGAAAATCAGGGTCATCCCATAAAGTAACTTCATCCTCTGTCACCTGATAACCCAGGAGAATATCATTAACCATTTCCGGTATCCTTTTCTTGATAGTCTTAGTCTGATACCGCCAGCCAGTTTCAAAAGGACAAACACCATACACCAACATATCAGTTATCAGAGTAAAGAACTTAACATATGCGCTACCCTTCTCAAGCTGTGTATCAACAAGGGTTTCCATATTATCAGCGTTGTCAACGTCATCTGCATCCTTAGGGATATATGCTATATATGGCTTGCGTTCAAATAGAGCCGTCATCAGCTTACTGCGAACGGTGTCCATGGTACTGTAAGTATAAGGGATAAATAAATTAGATCTATCCTCTTCACCCTTAGGTAACTTGGGCACCACACTCCGCACCGCCTTATACCAACGCAGCCATTTATCATCCCATGGCCTGCGCCACTTCTCACTCCATTGATATCGATTCAATACCAGCTGCTTCTGCTCTTCCATCTCTTTTTTCTTTTTTTCGCTAGCCATGCCGCACCTCCTAATAACCTGTATGACTATTCAGCCTTGACCTGGGCGCACTTCTTGGTAGATTATCCTTTTCAATATAAGCCCGCTGCTGAGAACGAATAGCCTGAGCAATCATGTCACTAAACAAAATATCATCATTCTTATTGCTTTCATGATCCGGACGGCCATCTTTGTCATAAATAAAAGTTAGACACTCATCGAGGAACTTGATATCGTTAAATAGCTCTATGTTATCCCTGATAAGTATAATTTGGTTATCTATTATCATCGGACGGGTATTGCCGTCAGTTTTCCACCCATACTTTTCTTGCTGTTTCTCAGTTTTACGGTCAAACTGTACTCTGGTATACTGCCGCATATATCGTAGTCGTTGCAGTTCCTTGATGGGATAAATATCGAAATTAACCTCAATGCCGACTAATGCATAGTTGTAATATTTTCCCAGGCAATATATTTGATGCGCATAGGTATCCGGATCTAAATCCCCATGCAGAATAGCACATCTGTTACCGGTAATATTATTTATAACAGTACCGGAAAAGAAATCTGAACCTTCCCCTTTTGTATCGCCTCCTAGTACATAAGGGTATTTCGACTGCACATCCTCATAAATGGTGATGTATCCTTCATCATTAGGGACGAATTTAATAGTATCGTCCTTAATATAGTCCTTAGTTTCAGCATTGTTCCATTGGAAATTAAAATAGCCCCTGAGGGGCTTCTGCTTCTTATAAAGTCGTTTAAGATATTCTTTTCTGGCAATAATTGTTTCAACATCAAAAACACAACGTCCGGATGCTAAGAAAGCTTCATCTGGCGTGCAAGGGTACTCTTGTTTAATAAGCTCTTTTAAATCCCTCCACTTATTAAAGTACCAATACAACTGTTGCCATTCTAAGTTATAAAATTCAAGGAGCCATTTACACCGCTTATTAATCCATTCACTACTATTTTGTACTTCCTTTATGAAAACATGCTCTGCATCCTTGCTTTCAAAATCCTGCCGGTATTCAGAAGTCAGCCACCATTCATAAAACTTGTTTTCCCAATTGTTTTTATCCTCCCATAGGTCCCTAAACTCGTTATATCCATTGGCTGTACTTTCTAGTATTTGAATACTATCTTTTGTTAAAGCCTGTCCTAGTCCTGCTAAAACCTTCTTAATATTGTCCCAAAATGCCGCCTCGGAGCCATGGAAAAAATTTATGGTTTTAGAACGTCCTACATCTTTATTACCGGCCGTAGCAACCCGCCACTTACTATTGAGCTTTTCAAACAGGAGCTCGCGTCTGGTATTATATTTCTCTGTGGGCTTAATAAGCTTAGGCATGTTATTGTATGGAAACTTGGCTTTATCCTCGAAGATTGTCTCAGTATTATCTGCACTATCAGCAAGGGTAAATCCACTAAAATTCTTCCTGGTGATGCTATAGGCCAGCTGATAAGCAGTTATTACAACTGTAAACCCCTGCTGCCTGCCTTTAAGTATCAAAAATTTAAGATGTACTCTTTTCCCCTGTTGGTAATCTTCTATTGCCTGTTTTAAATCTGCTATAAACGATTGTTGTACATCATTGAGGAAAAAGGGCACTGTCTGGAGCTTCTTATTGACAATTACAAAACACATTTCAATGAGATATTCGGGGTTGTTTTGAACCTCTTTCCTTAACACTTCCCCTTCTTCGCTGACCAAATGCTTTGCAATTGCCTCTGTATATTCTCGATCTAATTCTATGTCTCCATGTTGTTTCCATAGTTCTTTTCGCTTTTGGAGGATTTCCTCAGCTGTTTTCATCATTTAAAGAAATCTTCTAGCCGCTTCAGGCCGATTTCTCCACTGTGTTCCACATTATGTTTATCTTTATATTCCTCCGGCAGCCTGTTTTTTAGCATAAATATGTTCATTGTCGGGTTAGGTAAAGCAAACTTAGCTACCTCAATGACCTCAAGCTTTTCGACCGGAATAGCTTTACCATTGACCATTTCAAAGCTCTTTACCTTAAACGCCATTTCTTCTTTGAAAGTAAATCCTATCGACTGCTTAAAAGCAGCATTAAGAAGTTCACCGTTTGAGATAAACTTCCCTTTTTTTATCGCCTCAGCAAATTCAGTTTTCTCTCTTTTCCATTTATAAAAAGTATCATGGCTAATACCAAGCATCTTACATATTTCCTCATCTGTGCTGCCATTCATAGCCCATCCTTTTACACTATTCAGCTTAGAAGGCATATCTAATTCATCCCATTTAGGCTTTCTTCCTGATTTGTTTTTCTTAGCCATCACCACCACCTCACTTTAGGCAAAAGAAAAAGAGCCGCATTGGCTCCTATTTTTGTAACTATTTTTTAAATATTAAGACATTGTAACTGGAAACATTAAATTTTTTAATATTAAACCCCAATTTGAAAAAGCATTAATGGTATTAACATC